GCGTCGTCGATCCGGTCGAGCTTGCGGTGGAGTTCGGCGAACTCAGCCTTGCAGATGCTCTCATACTGTTCGCTGCAGTCAGTCATCGCTTCCGATATCCTTTGTGTGGATTCGCATCGTGGTGCGGTACGGGTCGGACCATCGCCAGCAGCCCTCGGTTCCGAAGTCCAGAACCTCGTATTTGCGACCGTTTGCCGCGATCACATCGCCAACTTCGGGCTCCAGGCCGAGATCGGTGGCCAGGATCAGGAAGTCATAGATACTGGCGCCGATCTTCAAACCGTAATCGTCCGCCACCTCGTAGTCCGTCTTGCCGAACGTGGCGCTTACGGTCAGCATTTGCACGTCGCGGCGGTACTCGACCTGGCTGGAGCAGTGCTCCGTTCGCATCTGCTCCAGCCAGTCAGAGCCCTGTTTCAGCAGGTCCGCCACGGATTACTGCTCCAGGCGGACGCGGACGGTCGTGTCGTCATCGGTCGCCGCGGCGGCCACCTTGCCGAGGTACTTGTTGGCCCCGGACTCGTCGTCTTCCTTGGCCTCGGTGTCTCCGGCGTCCCAGTAGACCTTCGCGCCGGCCGTGATGGCTTCACCGACACCGGCGGCCTTGGGAAAGTCGAAAACGCCTCGAACCGCCAGTGCGCCAAGCGCGTCGGCGGCGATCGGCTGCTTTGCGACGCCGATAAGGTCGCCTTGTACGACTACGTCGCCTGCGGCCACCGCCGCAGAGGGCGTGTAGTCGATTGCATTGCCGTCATGGATGAATGTTGCTGTCGCCATATCTCAAATCTCCTGCTGTTTCGGGTTTGTCGATTGCTTGCTGAGGGGGGGCGCCTTTTACGCCTCGCCCTTGGCCTTGATCCCGCCCTTGGGGTCCTGCAGGGCACAACCGAAATCGTGATAACCCCGCATCTGGACGCCCAGGACGTTGAAGTCCGCCTCGGCGGTCTCGATGGTCGGGGACTCCTGGCCGTTGAGGAACGCGACCTCGATTACCGGCAGGTCGCTGGGGTCGGCCAGCAGGTACCACGCCTTGGCCGAGTAGCCGGTGTAGCTGCTGTTGGACAGGTAGCGGCTGACCTCGGCGCGGAACTTGCCCTGGTGCGGGTTGGCGATCGGGTACTTCGTGTCGGCCGTGGTGTCGCGGATCTCCAGCGACTTGAACAGTTGAGTCCCGATCGCACTGAGCGCCGTGGGCGCGAGTATGACTGTCGGCATGATCCCGATCGGCTTGCCGTCGGAATCGACCTGGTCCATGAACTTGACCTCGGCCTTCGTCAGGCCGTCAATGCTCAGGGCCGTGTCGGCGCCGGTGACGTAGTTCTTGTTTGCCGTCTTGAAGAATCCGCTGTTGCCCAGGAAGATCGTCCAGAACACATCGTTGATCTTCAGGCCCGAGCCTCGGCCGAGCTTGCGCGGCACAGTGGTGATCGCGCCCAGGTCATCATTGATGATGTCCCGGCGGTCGATGCTGAGCATCAGGCCGTAGGTGTCGGCCTTGTTGGTGTAGGATTCCTCGCCCAGCGTCCCGTGCTTGAGTTCACCGCCGGGAGCGACGATCTCGTACTGATCGGTTCCGATCAGCCGGTAGCTGGTGACGGTCTTGAAGTCCGACACGTTCCGCACCGCGCAGATGTTCCGCCAGGTCCTCTCGACGCTGAAGAAACCCTCCAGCAGGAACTTGTTGGCGACATTGGACAGGATGCCGCCGATATCGATGGTGCTGAAAGCCGCCTGCAGGTCCGGGCGGAACGCGAACCGCAGCACGGCCCGGCTGTCGCGGAAGTTCCTGCCTGTGTATCCATTGGCCCACGCCGCCTCGAGCAGCAGTTCCTGCAGGCCGATCCCGCCTCGGAAGCGTTTCGTGGCGGCCTCCAGCGCCTGCTCCCCATGGGAGGCTGTGAGGTCATCGGCCCGAATCCCCCCGGTAATCAGGCACGCGGCTTCCAGGACCTGGCCCGTCACCCCTTCGTCGTCGCGGGCGTGAATCGCCGGCGCCTTCGGCCGCGAGGCGCGAAGGACCTCCAACTCGCACCGCGTGGCGTCCCATCCCTCTTCGATGGCCTTGGCCTCGATGTCGGCGTGCTCGCCGTCGCTACCACAAACTTTGTGGATCGCCGCGATCCGCTTGGTCTCGGCGGCAGCCTCGGCGCGCATCTGCGCCACGGGATCAGCGGGGGTGAGGGTTTCGGCGCCCTTGTCGCCGGCCGCTTCGACTTTGCCTTGCTCCTTCACCTCGGGGTCGGGCGCAGTCTTCGTGTCATCTTTGACTTTGGTCTTCATGGTATTCTCCTGGTTGCTCTCTGCGGCGACGCTGGCGGATGTGCCTTTGTCCGCCCCGCTGTCGACGAAACTGATTTCCTTGAGGACGGCCTTCCGCACCACGTGCATAGGCCCCGTAAACTCTTTGCCGTTGACCTCGACCCGGCCGCCGGCGGGCACAAACTCGGCCTCAACGACCTCCGCACCGATGCTCGCCTGCCACGGGAAGCCTTTGACGCCGCTCTTGGCGACATCCCGCGCCCAGGACGTTTCCCGCGATATCAGGCCCTCGGCAACGAGTTGGCCCTGATCGACGGCGATACGCTGGGTGTGTCCCACGCCCTGGCGGCGCTCGTGATCCAGCCGGATCGGGAGGTTCTGGCTGGGGATATCCAGTCCGGCAAGGTCGACCACGACCGCGTGCGGGAACCCCGCGATTCGCATCGTCCCGCCCGTGTAGGCGACCATGCTGAATCGCGGCAGGTCGTCTTTTTCACCGCCAGCGGCCTCGATGGTGGGTGTGGCGGTCATTGTCACGTGCGTAAGCTGCTTTTTATCTGACATCGCTGTTGCTCCTTGCTGTTTCGGCCTGTTCATCCCGCCGCGGCGCTGTCTCGGATTCCGTCAATCCCAGCTCTATCGAGAGCTGCTTTTCCTTGGCCCGCTGGCGGAGCTGCGTCTCCCAGTCCTTGCCCTGCTTGGCGTACTCGTCCGCCAATGTGGTCGTGTTGTTCTTTAGCCGCCGCTCCTGGGCGGTCGCCTCCTTGGCCGGGTCCACGTGCTCGGTACCGTCCCAGAACCACTGGTGCGGAATATTCCCAAGGCCGCGAAGGAAGGAAAACTCGCTCAGCAGCTCAGCCTCGCCCAGCCACGCCGAGAGGATGCGGTCGCAGACCACCTCGTCCAGGTGGGACTGCTCGACGCGTATGCTCTTGAAGTACGTCTGGTGATCCAATCGCCCCGAGGCGTAATTGTGCCTGCTGGAATCGCCGGTGACGACGTTGATCGGCACCAGCAGGCAGCGGGCGATCTCGCCGAGAATCTCCCGCTTAAATTCGGCATAGGTCGTGCCCGGCTGCTCGGCCTTGATCTGCCCGAGCTTCCAGCCGTCCGGCAGCACGGTGGCCATGCGTTTTTCCAGTTCAACCACGTCCATGGGCTCGACAGCCGCAGCCTCACCCTGGGCCGGCGAGTCGGTGAACAGCACCGCCGCGAAATCGGCGGCAGTTTCCGCGGCGCCGAGGACTGCCAGCGTGTAGCGCCGAAGCTGGGCGAAAAGCGGAATCGCCGGCGTGATTTCCGGGACGCCCCGATGCTGGCCCGGCCGGTCGGTGCGGAACCAGTGGATCATCGCATCGGCCGGGATACGGTCGTACTCCAGGCCGGGCGACCACTGCAGGTCGCCGGGGTGCTTCTTGAGCACGTTGTACGCCACGGGGTTGCCGAACGGATCGAAGGCGATACCGTCGACCTCGTTAGCCATCGGCATGAAGGCCTGCGGCGCAGCGACCTGTTCGGCCTCGACCAGGAGGAGGTCCAGCTTGATCTCGGCGCCCAACTTCGGGTTGCTGGTCAGGATGGCAAACGCCTCGCCGTCGGAGGCCTTCGCCATACGCATGGTTCGCAGTTTTTCGGCCAGGCCGACGGCTAAGGCCCACTGCGAGAAGGCCTGCTCGACAATGCGGTTGGCTTCCGCGTCGTCGCTGAGGACCTGGAGGCGCGGTCCAGTGCCCACCATGTCGTTTGCGAGCGTCAGGACGACGCCCTTGGCGTAGGAGTTATTGGCGACTTCGTACCGGCTGCGATTGCGGAGCGTCCGCCGGACGCTGGCGTTGGCGGCCGCGTCGGCCGACAGTCCATCGGCGTTCGCCCAGTGGCGGGCGTTCTCGACGTTGGTGACCGCCGCATCAAACCGGGCGCGGATCATCCGGGCCAGAGCCCGGGACTTGCGAGATTTGCGCTTACCGAAGGGCCACATCAGGCTGTCCCTCCCGGCGAGATTTTCACCATACGCACGCCCAGCCCCGCGCCGGCCGCCGCCTTCTTGCTGGCGAGGTACTTGTCGGCGGCAATCTGATCGGAGAGCTTATGCTGCTCTACGCTGCCGGAGTCGCCGCTGGCCCTGGCCGGGCCTTCGGCATTGGTCTTGATCGAGTTGTCGAGGGTATCGGTCACGGGCTCTGCTCCTGGTTCGCCTTGGGCGGTCATAGTGCTTATTGCCGCAGAGCCTCAGAACTTCACATCCAATCGAGCAAGAAATGAAAATCGTGCCAGATATGGTATGTCAGACGATTTTTTCGCGTGTCGTGATCGCCCGATCGCAGTTTCGGCACCTTTTTCGGCGAATGATCCCATCGTTGCGCCGCCGCGTGTAGACGGTATAGAAGTGACCGCAGCCGCAGCGACGGCAGACCAGACCCACGTGCGGCGTCGTGGACGGCTTGGGTGTCGCGGTCTGGTTCATGGT